GGCACAGACATCGACGACAACCCCATCACCGACAAGGTGGCGACCAGCACGACCAATGCGGTTTACAGTGCCAAGGCGTTCAAGACCGTCACCAGCGTCACCTACCCCAAGAACGCTGGCGGCATCACCTGGGACGCGGGCTGGACGGAAGCCATCGGCCTGCCGCTGAAACTGGCGGCCGGGCCCTTCGCGCTGGAGAAGTTCAACGGCGTGGTGGAGATTGGGACCGCCGGCACGTTTGCCGTGGACGCGAACGAACTCTCCAAGAACATCTACGATCCGAATGGGAACCTGGACGGCGCGAAAGCCCTCCAACTTCTGCTGTTTATTTAAGGAGGTCTTATGGCGGTTAGTGCGCCTTATCTGGCCAAAATCAAGCGGGCGGTTAGGCTGACAACGACCGCCCCCGAAATCGCGACCGAACTGTGGGACACCGTGGAAGAGTGCCGGGCCGACTTGATTCGGCTCGGCCTTTCCGACACGGTTGTCAATGACGAAACCGATGTCCACATTCTGGACGCGGTGAAACGATACGCAAGGTGGAGGTTCGCGGCTGACCCGAACGAATCGGTTAGGTGTCAGGAAGAATACAGGGAGAAAGCTGACGAACTTAGACGGTCAACGGGGTATGGCGCATGAACATGCAGCACCTTGTGAAACTGAGAACCGTAACAGTCACGGCTGACTCCGGCGGGTTCGCGTCTGAAACGGTGTCAACCGTAACGGTGTACGCCGATAAATTGAGCGTCAGACAGTCAGAGTTCTACGCCGCTAACGCGGTCGGAAAGAGCCTTGAACTGGTGCTGAGAATCAACGCGGATGACTGGAATGGTGCAACAGAGGTCGAGTTCAACGGCGCGGTGTACGAGATTGTCAGGGCGTACACAAAGGCGGGCCGTGTCGAACTGACATGCGCAAGGCGGTGATGACGTGGATATCCAAACAACGGTAAAGACCGCGCTCACTGGCGCGGTTCCTGTCTTTTTGGGCTACTGGATAGGCACACAGGAAGCGCCAAACCAGTACATAACATTCACCACGCGAACCGGGCGAACTGTTTACGCATCCGATGAATACACCGAAAAGGAATACACAGTATACGTCGAAATCTGGTCAAAAACATCCTACCTTGCTCTAAAGGATACGGTCATAGCAGCGATGGAAGCTATCGGGTTCAACGTCACTGATGAATTGGACGTGCCTGATCCCGACATCAGCCACTACTCACTGACATTCTACGGGGTGATGTAATGGCACGGTTTGACACGACCGGACTTGATGAACTGCTGGCCGACATGAAACGGCTCGGAGAATTGAGCGGCGATACGGCTGACAAGATGCTGATGGCCGGGGCCGAAGCGGTCAAGGAAGAATGGCGAAAATCGGCAGAAAAGCATCGGCTCCGGGACACGGGCGACATGATTGAAAGCATAGGGTTTCCGCGCCAGCCAAAAACGGCTGGCGGAATCCGAACGATCGACATCTACCCGCAGGGGAAAGACAGAAAAGGCGTCAGAAACGCCGAGAAAGCGTTTATCCTTAACTACGGTACGCAGGGGACGAACTCGGATAACGCAAGACGAAAGCGGGGAAAAGTTGACAAGCGTAAAGGCGCGGGGATACCGGCCACACACTGGGTTGATGATGCTGATAAAGCGTCTGGCGAACCGGTCATGGAAGCTATGGGCAAAATTTGGGACGAACATTTGAAAGGATAATAACAATGGCAACAATTGGACTTAGATACCCGGTCTGGGCGCCCTATGTATCGGGCGGCAACGGTGCGGCGATTGTGTATGGAACGGCAGTAACAGGCGATCACGCTATCGAGGCGAACATCAAGTGGAACCGCAACACCAATGTTCTGTACGGCGATGATGTGCCGGTCGAACAGGACAACTCAATCGTATCTGGCGAAATCACCTTTGGATACGATCATATGTCTGCGGCTCTCCGGGCTTCAATGCTCGGCATGACTGGGAGCGGATCTCCGCTGACCTATGAGGACTCAGACGCAACGGCCCCGCACGGCGGGTTTGGCTACATCAAAGTCTTGAGGAACAACGGAACTCAAAGCTATGAAGCCTATTGGATTCATGATGTGCAATTCACACTTGACGATGAAACCGCCAAGTCTCGCGGCGAAAACATCGAATGGCAGACGCCGACCCTGAACGGCAAGATTTACGGCAAGGATTTGGACGGCAACGGAGTGTTCAAGTTCCGCAAGATGCAGATTTTCACCACCGAAGCGCTTGCTAAGCAATATCTCAACGGCATCGCCGGGATCACCTGATAGGGGGATAGCATGAACGCAAAAGGGAGGCCAATCGAACTAAACGGCAAGACCTATAATATGGTTTACACATCGGCGGCGATGCTTGAAGTGTACGACAAGTACGGCGATGTTTCTGGCATGGCCGACAAGCTGGACGCCAACCAGAAAGAAGCGGCCCGCATTGTTCCTTGGCTTGTCAGTTTGCTCTGCAATCAAGGCATCATGCTCGACACAGGCAACACCAAACCGAATAATCCAGACCTTATCACGCCGGAATGGGTTGCGTTGTACACCATGCCAAAGGACTGGCAGGGGATGTTAAGCGAAGCGATGGCGGCTATCGCTATCGGAAATGGAACCTACCACGAATCCGAGGAAGGCCCGGTTGATGTGGTTCTGGAGGAATTGGGAAAAAACGCGGACAGCGGAGAGGTGTAGAGCCTCTCCGCCTTGTCCTATGGGGGATGATGTGCGGCTTGACGGAACAAGAAGCGTGGCTGTCGAATCCCGGCAAACTAATCGACCTGTATCTGTGGAAACGTGACTATGACGCTCAGATGCACGGTGTAACATTCAAGAGGGGAGCTGAGAGCGATGACGGCCCGAGAGATTAAGACCACACTGGCTTTAGACGGCGAAAAGCAATTTAAGGCGGGCATGAGCGAGGCCTACAACGCCATGAAGGTGCTCGGCTCCGAACTTAAATTGAATACCGCGCAATTCGGCGACAACGCAAAGTCAATGGACGGGCTGACTCAGCGCGGGAGTATTCTGCGGAAAGAAATTGAACAGCAGAAAGTCATCGTTGAAGCGCTCCGTAAAGCTGTAAAAGACTCCGCTGACGCTTATGGCGAAACGGATAAAAAGACAGACGCGTATCGGATCAAGCTGAATAACGCTGAAGCGGCTCTTGCCAAAATGGGCAAAGAACTGGACTCTAACGAGCAGGCTGTACAGGATTTAGGAAAAGAAACGGACAGCGCCGAAAAGAAAACAAGCAAATGGGGCGACACACTCAAAAAGGTGGGAGATACGCTCGGGAAAGGGTTTGTCGCCGCTGCTAAAAGCGCTGCCGTCGCTGTGGGCACCGTAGCCGTGGCTGCAGGAACAATGGCGGTCAAAGCCGGCAAAGAAGTTGTCATGGCGTTCGGCGAACTTGAGCAGAATCTTGGCGGCTCGGAGGCTGTTTTCGGCGAATACGCCGCGGCAATCCAGAAATCAGGAGAAGAGGCGTATAAGAATCTCGGCGTATCTCAATCTCAATATCTGGCGACCGCTAATAAGATGGGCGCTTTGTTTCAAGGCTCTGGTATTTCTCAGCAGAAAAGCCTTGACATGACCACCCAGGCCATGCAGCGGGCCGCAGATATGGCATCCGTCATGGGCATTGACATGTCTATGGCTATGGAATCCGTAGCGGGCGCGGCCAAAGGCAACTTCACGATGATGGACAACCTCGGCGTGTCCATGAACGCAACGAGCATCGAGGCGTACGCTCTGGCTCAGGGGTTGGACTTTACATTCGCTACCGCTACTCAGGCCGAAAAAGCTGAACTGGCAATGAAAATGTTCCTCGAGAATACGACGCAGTATGCCGGGAACTTCGCGCGGGAATCAACCGAAACCATCACCGGATCTCTTGGAATGCTCAAGGCATCGGCTGAATCGTTTGTGGCAGGACTGGGCAATACGAACGCGGATATGTCGGCATTGGTGAATGGCGTGGTGACTTCATTCCAGGCTGTTGTAACCAACATTGTTCCGATTGTCGAAAACCTAATAGCCGCTTTGCCGCCTGCCGTTGGAACCATTGTTACCCAAATTGGCGCGATGCTCCCGATGTTCATCGAGGTTGCGTCCAGACTATTCACGGAAACACTCAACAGCGTCGTGGGATTGCTCCCGACACTGGTTCCGGTCGCCGTTGACGCAGTGGTGATGTTCGCTGGCGCTCTGGTTGATAATATGCCTGAAATACTCGATGCGGCTATAGCGCTGTTTGAGGGGCTGCTGGACGGACTGCTTGAAAGCATCCCCTTGCTGATTCCTGTGGCGATTGAAGCGGTATTAACTCTGTCGGGAAAACTGATTGACATGCTCCCGGAAATCATTGACGCAGGTATTAAAATTCTGCTGGCCCTTATCAAGGGTATTGTTGATAAAATCCCAGAACTTGCCCGAACGATCCCGAAACTCATTGTCACGATTGTTCAAACACTTGCCGAAAAGCTACCCGAAATCATCAAGGCGGGCGCTGAGATACTAGGCTCATTTATCAAGGGCATAATCGAGGCAATCCCTGAATTGGTCAAGGCTTTGCCACAAATAATATCTGCTATTGTCGGCGGGTTGATGGCCGGGCTTGGCGAAATCCGCAATGTCGGCATCAACTTGGTCAAAGGGCTGTGGGAAGGAATCAAATCGTCAACACAGTGGTTATGGGATAAGCTGACAGGTTGGATTGAAGATGCGCTTGGATGGTTGGGCAACTTGCTCGGCATAAAATCGCCCTCAAGGGTTATGGCAAACATGATCGGAAAGCCGATGGTTCAAGGACTTGCTAAAGGCATACTGGACAACGCGGGCATGGTCGATGCGGCAATGTCAAACCTCGTTCCGTCCGCTGTGCACAGCAATGTCATGATGGACGTGACGCGCAGTTTCAGCGACGTGGTAAACAGTCGGCCCGCCGACGAAAGGACATCGCTGATTGATGCAATCCGCGAGGCGATGGGCGACCAGATCATTGTACTGAATGACCGGGAATTTGGCAGAGCTGTTAGGAGGGCATACGCATGATAATCAAGTATGTCAATTCAAACGGCGCTGAAATCGTGCTGAACGCGGGAAATTATCTGGTAGGAGCAAGCGATCTCCGTAACTTTGAGTGGGATTACACGGCAACCAACCGCCCGTCAGGATTTGGCGGGCGGGTCACTTTCTCCAGGCCGGTGCAGGAGAAAACAATTATAGTCGGCATCAAAGGGGGTACGCCGGCCGAGTTCAATTCAAACGCATCGGCCCTGATGGCCTTAACGGAACCTGACATACTCAACCACACGCCGGGCAAACTGTATCTCGGCAACCAATACCTGACTTGCTACCTCGCTACATCCAGTGCCATATCGGTTTACGCGCGGCGTCAGAATTGGGTCAGCAAGGAATTGAAAATAGTCGTCACGGAACCATTCTGGCACGTCGAAACAACTCAAAGGTTTTTGGCTGGCGCTCCCGAGACTGTGGTTGGGGCGAAACGGTACGATGGGCGCTACGATTACCGATATATCGCGTCCACGTCCAGCGGCGTGATTATCAACAGCCATTACGCGCCGTGCCCGATGCGACTGACGATATACGACGCGGCGGTGAATCCATCAATTACTATTGGCGGGAAAATATACGCCGTTGACGCTACGATCAGCGCCGGGCAGCGCATCATCGTTGACCAACTGGCGCGGACGATCTACTCGCTCGACGCGGCAGCGACCAGGATCAACCTGTTTGATTACCGCGATAAAGACAATGACATATTCGCACCGATTCAACCAGGGTCGAACACGGTCATATACACGGGTGACTTCGCGTTTGACATTAGCGTCATAACGCAAAGGAGCGAACCGTCATGGATCTAATTCACGCTGATGCAACTCTGGCCGAAATCGGTTATGTGCAGGAAATCGACCAATTTGATGCGGAAGTGACGCAAGAAACGGATGCGGATATACACCGCAACAGCTTTTCGCTGACCGTATCGGATAGGGTATGGGAGGCTGACCCGATATCGGCCGGGCATTACATCTATTCGCCCGGAACGGAGTTCGGCGGGCTGGTCGAATCAATAGTCCACAGTACAAAGCGGCAGCAGATAACCGTGTCGGGCGTGACGTGGCGGGGGATGTTGTTTCGAAAAGTGATTGAACCGCCCACGGGCGAAGCGTATCGAATTGTTTCGGGCGAAGCAAACGCGGCCATTGAAGGGCTGCTGGATGACGCACTTGGAACGTTGTTTACGGTCAGTACATCCGACAGCGGCATCACCGTCAGCAGACAGTTTAGATACACCAACCTGCTGTTGGGTATCGAGCAAATGTTAGGCGAAGCGGGCGGGGCGCTTGAAATTGAGTTCGACCAAGCGACAAAAAAAGTAAATCTGTCAGTTCGTGCCGTGGTTGATTATTCTGCGTCCATCGACCTATCACAGGATTATGGCGTGGATATGGTCACTACAATGGGCGGATATGACCGTTATAACCACGTTATCGCTTTGGGGGCTGGGGAACTAACCGCCCGCGAAGTGATACACGTTTACAGGCTGGCAAACGGAACCTTAACCACTACTGCGCCCTCATGGGCCGGAACAAAAGACGATCTGGTAGTGACGTACGAATACTCTAACGCTACATCCGACGAATTGGAAAGCGGAGCGAAAAAGCGCCTAAAAGAACTATCCCCATTGAACCAGATCGAAATGGACCCGAGTGAGGATGGTTTGGATTTGAAACTTGGCGACATCGTAGGGGTCAGGGACAGACTAACTGGAATGAGCGCATCCGCGGCTGTCGTGGGGAAAATTGCAACCATCAGCGCCGGACAGATACGGATAGAAACGAGGGTGAGATAAATGGGTCAGAAGGGCATAACTCTATACACCAAAACGGCAGACGCAGCTCACATTACCGCCGGCGATGACGCGGCCATTTATCGGGCATTGTTAGGAAGCACATCGGGCATCACCGAGGCCGACAATCAACTGGCCTGTTCCCGCGTGAACGATACCACCGTGAGCATTGATACGGGTGTGTTTTCCAACCAGGGCTTCATGCTCCGGGTTGATGCGCCTATCAACCTGACGCTCGATATCGGAACGGCTGGATTTAACCGAAACGATTTGGTTGTAGCCGAATACGTCATTGGCGGCGGCGATACATCCGATACACATGTGCTCAAGGTCATTAAAGGCACACCGGCGTCGGGCGCGGCAACTGACCCGACGCTGGAGCAGGACAGCTTGATTACTGGTACGGCGGGCGACAAGCGGCAGGAGCCTTTGTATCGGCTTACGCTGAGCGGCACGACGTTGAGCGGGACGATTACGCGCTTGGCTGATTTTGTAGGCAGTTACTACGCTTAAAGGAGGTTAGCATGGCGACCACAATGTACAGCGGCGATGCTGGCGCGGCACAAGCCCTTAATTATACTCGCACGGTCGCCCTGTCTGGCGGCAGCTCAATATCAGGCGCTCGAATTGATTCGGTCGTGGCCGCGTCGCTTATGTCTACCAACGCATATAGCAACACCTACCAGGTGCGGGTGAGGCTGCTCGACAGCGGCGGGGCAACGCTTGCTGAAGTCACGCGAACCGACATTAAATTTACATCAAGCAACTACGGCGGGGCGATTTGGCAGTTTGACTTTGGAACATCCGTTGATGTCAATTCGATTGCTTCAATATCTTTTTTCGGGCTGAACGAAGCGAGTAAAATATTTGTCAAAAATACTCCGCAGACAGTCACGATAGGTTATACGGCTTATACCAACTGCTCCGCTCCGTCCTCTGCGTCCGTTTCCCCAACTTTGGCAGAAACAGCCCCGACTTTAACGTGGTCTGGTGCGGGAGCTGGCGCGGCAAACTCGATAACCGGGTACGAAATCCAGTACGCCGAATCCGCTGATAACTCGATTTGGGGCGATTGGACTGCACTAAAAACAGTTACAACAGGGGGGACAAGCGGCTCGACAACTGTTAATCTGCCCGCAACAAGAGGTTATTACCGCAAGTATCGGATCCGCACACAGGGCGGCGCTGGATCATCTTATTATAGCGCTTGGAAAGAAACCAACGGAATAAGATACAACAGACTCCCGAGCGCTCCTACCAGTTTTGTGGCTTCGCCTGACGTGTATGTGTCGGGTTATATTTCGCTTGTTTATTCCGGCGCGTCTGACCCGGACGGAAACCCACTCAGCCATAATGTGCAGTACGCAATGTCGGCTGATGGGGTGGCATGGGGCGCGTGGGCGTCTCTTGCGAACAACGCCACAACGCACACGCCTACATTGGGCGCTAATGCCTATATCAAATACCGCGTCCGAGCGGTTGATTCGGCCGACGGCGTATCGGATTATTTGGAATCAAACGTGTGCGGCAAAAATACCGCGCCGGGCGATCTGACTATCAATTATCCGCAGACAGATAAAACGATACATAATAGTCGGCCACGCTTTCTGGTGACGCTCGGATCGGACCCCGAGGCGCACATGCAGGTGATAACGGCTGATGGCTACACGGCCTCACGTGCGTCAAATCTGGCGGCGGGGGCTAAAGTTATTCTGCGCCGAACCAATGACGCAACGGCCGGAACTGTATCAGTCTCGGCTAAAGCGGCTGACGTGCATGGTTTGGAAACGAGTGCAGTAACGCGTGATACGACCTACACCGCGCCGGATTATACTGATACGATTGAGCCGGGCGGGCTGGCGAAAGTCAAGGCGGCGCACATGACGGAACTGCGCACGATGGTCAACACGATCCGGGAGTACTACGGACTATCCACTGTTGTGTGGAATGAAGCGATTGTGGCGGGAGTGACAAAAAGCCGCAACTGGAAAGCACATATCACGGAGTTGCGAAGCGCTATTAACGACGTTGTGACGCTCATTAACACGTGGGACGAATTGTCAACTACAAATAGAGTGCCCCCCTTTGCGTGGACAACCATAACTGAAAAGCCTAACGCTGCTGCAATGAACCAATTACGAGAGGTGATTACATGGCTGTGATTAAAATAACCGAACTGCCGTCATCAATAGACCTCGGAAACGAGATTGAAAACGAAACTAAATCAATACAGTTTGATGTATCGGACTGGGATACTTTATTTCCGGGCTATGACTATCACATCACTGTTAAACGTCCGGGCGATTCTGGTAACTGGCCAGTTACGGGGGTTACCCATTCCGACGGAATACTGACTTGGATAGTCCCGAACACAGTCACGTCTGTTCCGGGGCAGGGAAGTTTTGTTATCCATTGCGTCAAAGACGGCAAAGAAAAAAATGTATCCTGCTGGTACTTTGTAACGGACGGACACGAAGCTCAAGGCGATCCGCCTGATCCTGTTACCGATTGGGTAGCGAACGCGGCTGCCAAACTGTCCGAAGTGGACCATTTTGTTGATGAAACCATTGAAGCGACTGAGAACGCTAATACCGCTACAGGCCTTGCGAACAACGCGGCGGAACTTGCGAACACCAAGGCGGGGCTGGCGAATGGCGCCGCCGCACTGGCCAACACAAAGGCAGGCGAAGCGAACAGCGCAGCCACATCGGCCAACAACGCCGCAGACCGCGCCAACACGATAGCGGCAACAATGGAAGGCATTGCTCCACTGTGGACTGACGCGGAAATCAGCGTCACACCGTTGGAGCCGTATGAAACGCCAACAGCGGCCATCACGCAGGACGAAAACGGCACACATTTTAATCTCGGCATACCGGATGGACGGACGTATTTTGCAACGTTTGAAATCAATTACGAAACCGGAATGTTGGAGATGACAACGCCTGACGGTTATGACGGGCCTGTCTTTACATACAACGAAGATACAGGAATGTTGGAGGTGACAATTTAATGGCGACTAAAACAGAGTTGGGGTATGCGGGGTTTGTGCTTGACGGGCCGTATGACGCTGGGAAACTATACCACCGCAACATGGTGGTTGATGCCAACGGAGGCTCTTACGCTTACAAACACAACACCCCTGCGGCGGGGATACCTGTCACCGATACGTCGCATTGGCAGCAAATTGCGGAGAAGGGCGACCAAGGCAATCAAGGCATCCAGAGTATCAATCGCACTTCGGGTGACGGAACCCCTGGCTCAACTGACACTTACACGATACTGTACAATGACGGTACATCAAGCGAAACCTTCACCGTCTACAACGGCGCAGACGCCCCCGCACTGTCAGGCGTTAAACAATACATCATCCGCTGGGATAAAGTTAACTCCGCATGTACCCGCATGGGCGACGCGGCATCAATCACCACCACCATCACCAATTTCTGTCACCGCGGGGAGGTCAATGCGAGTTACAGCAATCCATTTGACAACCTCTACCCGTGGAAATATCGAAAACTGTGCAAGGTAAATCGTGCCGCTTATGCCCTACTCGACTCCGGCAGCCCTATCACGGACGCTGTGACGATGTGGGAGGGAGAGCCTGGATTTGCACTTGATGGCACAGGCGACTTTGATGGCGTGTACACACCTGAGTTTTGGGGGCGCATCTGGGAAGACGCGACCTATGTCTATGCAGG